GTTTATCCATTGCTTCGGACCAGATCATTTCTTTAGTAGCCAGAAGGCCGTGATCCGCGGACAGTGTATCGAAGGTAACCATGTCTTGATCGTCTATTCCGGGCAGCTTCTTAAAGCCCCGTTGGACGCGGTTACCGACGGACATAAAGTTGTAAATCTTTCGGACGGCTTCTCCGGGGACTTCTTTGCCCCGGCGCAGTTGTTCCCAACCGTTTACTGCGTCAGATATTTTCTCACTAATGGACCGTTGGCCGCGATAGTTGAACAGGTAGCCACCGGACTTTAGGTCGTAGGCCACGGGGATTAACTGGTAGGCAGCTTGCGAAAGGATGAGCCAAGAGCCCGCACTCATGTCGAGCGAGCTTACAGAGTTGATCCTTGTTATGTTTCCCGCCTCACTTTTGGGCTCGTATTTCTTTGGGAACCGTCGTTGGATGCGCTTCACAACATTCTCGGCCAGCTTGTGTACTCTTTGCGGGACACGGTAGGACTGAGAAAGCGTCTCTGATCCGCCGGGTAGATTGATAAACTGGTCTACGTCGGCCCCGGCCCAGCGGTAAATTGCTTGGTCATCATCTCCTGCGGCGTACATACGGTCGGAGTTCTTATCTAGGATGTGGGCTATGTCCCACTGTAACGGACTTAAATCCTGTGCCTCATCTAAAAAGCACAGATCAAACTGTGGGCAGTATTTGTCGGACTGTCTTACAAACTCAGCCAGCATGTCTGTAAAGTCGTACAGACCTATCTTTTCTTTGTAATGCTTCAAGCATGTATCGACGTATTGGATAGTGTTCCAATCAGCCTCAACGTTGCTGTGGTTGTACTGTTCGCGCAAACTCACCTTACGCAACCGGGCCAAGTTAATTAATCCTAAAATAGGATCACTACTCGCCACCATGCTTGGAACGTCCTCATCAAAGTTTGCGTTCTTTGCGGCACCCAACGGGATGTTTATAGCCCTGCTCAACTCGCGGTAGTTAGACTCTTGCATAACTTGCTCTGGGCGTATGTCAGTCATTGTAAGGGCCAGAGAATGCAAAGTCCGGAAATAGGCTAGGTCTTTCTTCGGATCAAGGTTAAAGCGCACAGCGGCCCGCTCCTGCGCCTCAGTGGCAGCCTTGCGTGTGAAGGCTAGGAAAGCAATTCTGTGCGGGTGGACCCCCTTCTCAAAAGCATCGTCAACCATGTTTAGCAGGGTGGTTGTCTTACCTGTTCCGGGTGGCCCAAAAATCCTAAACATCTGCGGACTTTTCTTTTTTGTATATCTGTTGAACCCGCTGTTTAGAAATGCCAAACCACTTGGCAACCGCAGTCATTGTCATGCGGTGTTCGTCAATCATACGAATTATCTCTGCGTTTCGCATAGCCTTGAGTGCATTTTTTTCAGGCATTAAAACGGAGCCTCTTGTTGGGAGCCAAACTTAGGCGGCTCTATTTCTACGTCTACGTTATCAAACGACGGGATTTGCCACACACGCACCGAGCGGCCCTTAATCTTCAAGGTTACACTCTGACCGTTAATGTCGCGTAGTCTTTGTGCCATCTTATGTGCTTTATACTCGAAAAACTTGTTCTTTTTAAGGAAGCTCTCAAAGTCTTTAAGACGGAAATAGGTGATGCTTTGTTCCTCATCGGTCCAAGGGCGGCGGAGCAAGATTTCTTCTTTGTCTTGCGCTTGCTGTAGGTGACGACAGAACTCTTCGAGGTAGTCGTAGAACTGTCCACTAATGCTTGCGTCTTGTGCCACTTCTATGATTGCGCTCTCGTTGTCGCGCATCTCGTTCATCAACGCACTAATGCGGCCTTCCCACTGGTTCTTGGCTACCGAGCGGGGCATGAAGTTAAGTTGCTCCATGCAAGCTTTCTGGAACAGAGGTTGAGACATTAGTGCCTCAGTGTCCAACTCAAGCGGTTCGCCATTAACGTCCATAAACCAGACGGGCGGCGTTGAGTTATACTTGCGTAGATTTGCAATAGTAGCCCCTGCCACTGCGGCTCCAATGCCAAACTTGCGGGTTCGGCATAGCTCTTTGTTGCAGTGTGCGTTGATCGGAGCGTCGGAGCATTTGTAAGCGTAGTCTTTGCGCTGTACTTGCTTGGCGACTATGTTGACCTCTGGTAGTGGTAGTGGCGGAGAAAAATACTCCATGTTGTATCGCAATATTTCAGATTCCCAACTATCCGGATAGGCTTTTCGTAGATAAACCCCGATGTTGAATAACCCATTATTTCTACCCCCTTCGCTAATCTTTGCTTTACAAAGTATCTGAAGACAGGGCGGAGCGTCCCTCATAAGGTCAGCTTCACCGCCACCTATTACCTGTAGCTTAACGACTTCTTCTGGGGTTTGAACATATCTTTCGTATAGTTCTATAAATTCTTCTATCGTGGCAGATGTACCGTCATCAAGAAACGCATACCGCAAGCCGTTCTCATGGTCGTAGTACGGTAGGTTTAGAAAGTTACCCACGTCCCCACGATCCAAATGTAATTTTATCTGCTTTGGAAATATCTCGCTTTCGCCGTAGCCCAGCGCGGCAGACATATTTTGCAGAGACTTCTGCATGTCCTTTGCTTCAACCCAATCTTTCGAGAACAGGAAGCAATGCGCTCCACCAGACTTTGACCGGCAAACAACCAGAGGGAGTTTTAACCGACGTATCTTTTCAACTAATAACTTGTGATCTAACGGGTACTGGTCAATGTCGATACATCCCCAGACGCACTGATTGTCCTCGTTAATTGGTATAATCCCGAGACCAGTGCCACCACCTTTTAAATGACTGTCCCAAAGCTTCGTGGTCCGCGGTGCCTTTAGTACGCCCGCTTTACCTTTGGCCTTACCGTTAGCGCCGGTAGACTCAATCTTGAAGTAACCATGAGCTTCTTTGAGGCCATCAAAGATAGCCATAAACTTTTTAATTGACATGAATGCCCCCTACGGAAAAAGGAGTGGCGGAGCCTAGACCCCGCCACGTTGACGACTTAAAACGGTATTTCGTCTTTATCGACAGATTTACCTTCTTCTTCCGTATGTTTGACTACAACCTCACCCGCGGAGATACTTTCCGCAAATGATTTACCGCGGCTATATATGCCCGCGTCTGTAACAGGGCCGTCTACTGACATTTCCCAACCATGCCAATCACCTTTTGCATTACCTTCAGCCACTGTTTTCATGTTGTAAACATGTGACCAACGGGGTGGGTTAAAGGGACCATTAGCGCCTTTAACTGACCTAGACATCATCATGCTGTTCCATTTACGCGACTTTTTAAGCTGCGTAGACTTCATTGCAATAAGAGCCGTTTCGATAGCACCGTCTTCGTTTATTAGTAAAACAAAGTGCTGTGCTGTTTCTTCAATGTAATGACCAGAACCGTCAACCAACCAATCCTTGTTGTCCCCGTTCTTGTCAAAATCCCGGTTGGTTTCTGGGCGTGGTTGACCCGGCTCATATATCGCCACGGGACCGCCTGATCCTTCGCCTCTTGGAGCCCACTGAATAAACCTACGTTGGTAAGCGCAAGGTATAACTTTCACACCTTCCTTACCCTTGTAGGCAACTCCGGTAACACTGTTGTAAATGTCACCCTTACGAGCCGTTTCATGAGTATCCAACTCAGGTGCATTACCGGATAGAACCTTGAGAAAAGGAAGAGCTAAGTCTTCTGTCCCCAAATTCTCCATGCCTCTACCGGCGTCGGCCTCAAACATTGAAATGTCAAAAGTTGCCACTTCTGTTTTATTGGTTTTTGCTACTGCTTTATTCATCTTATTTACCTCGCTTAATGATTGCGCGTTGCCCTACGAACGCACCAAATAGTTCCATCGGAAAGTCGTCACCTTCTTCGACACGCTCTTTTACAAAAGCTTTGAGTGTCTGAGGGTGAACGGCTGTTTTTTGTTCAGGAACGTAGCCCTGTTGTTGAGCAAAAGCCGCAAAAGCGTTTGCTTGATCGTCCTCGCCACGTCCAAACTGGCACTCGACAGTATTCTTTATAATGTCGTCGTAGCCGTTCTCGCGTAACCATTCGTATGCTTGAGGGCGATTATCTACGAGGATAGAAGCCCCGTAGGTTGCTTTGACCTCAACGGTCGAGCCGTCGTCTAGGGCAAAAGAAGAAATGCCTATTTCTGCAAGCATGGCAGGCATTTCGTCATCAGTAAGTTTTTGAAGCTTCTTCTTAGATGCCTTGAGGTCTGTCTCAAGATCGTTAATATAAAGCTCTTCGTCTCGGATTTGTCGGGCCAATGCGGCTACAGATGTAAGCCCCTCTTGATCCAATTTGTCCACCGATGAACCAGTTTGACCTGAGTCCTGTTCCATCATCTTTAGTATATTATCGCTCATCGCGTTTCTCCTTCGTTTTTAAAGACACCGTTCGGGTCTTGACAAATATGTATATGATCTTATAACCAACCTAAGTCAAGAAGTTTTTTTAGGGGGCAAGAAATGCACGGGTTTGAGTTTAAGACGGAACCATATGACCACCAGAGACACGCTCTCCAAGAGTCGTGGGCCGCGGAATACTATGCGTTGTTCATGGAAATGGGCACCGGTAAAACCAAGGTGGCTCTTGATACAATGGCCTGTCTTTTCGAAGCGGGTAAGATCAACAGTGCGTTGGTTATCGCGCCAAAAGGCGTCTATGATAACTGGGTAAAGAACGAGATACCTGTTCATCTACCAGACCGTATAAACCGTAAGGTGATTCGTTGGACGCCAAGCAAAGGCATGAAAAAAGAAAAAGAGCTAAAGGATTTTATTGTAGAAAAATACAACGGGGTCAAAATGTTTGTGATGAACGTCGAAGCTTTCTCTACGCCTCGCGGTACGGATGCTGCCGAAGCTTTCCTGTACCAGAACCCTGATAACCTTGTCATTGTAGATGAGAGTACAACCATCAAAAACCGCAAGGCTTCGCGGACCAAGAACATTACACGGTTGCGGCGTTTGTCTAAGTATCGCCGCATATTAACGGGTTCTCCAATTACAAAAAGCCCTATGGACTTGTTTAGCCAGTGTGACTTTTTAAACGAAAAGGCTCTTGGTTTTAACAGCTACTTTGCGTTTCAGGCGCGGTACGCAAACGTCCAAAGAAAAACAATGGGCCACCGCAGTTTTCAACAGATTGTAGGCTACCGTAGGTTAGACGAACTGTCTATAAAGCTAGATACTTTTAGTAACCGGGTTCTAAAAGAAGATTGTTTAGACCTTCCGGAAAAAGTTTACACACGCCGTGAAGTAGAGCTAACTCCAGAGCAATTAAAGCTATATACTCAAATGAAGAAGTTGGCCTTGGCTAAACTGGAGAGTGGAGATTTAGCCACTACGGCAAGTGTTTTGACGCAAGTTATGCGTTTACATCAAATATGCTGCGGGTTTTTGCAGCCGGACGAGGGAGAAATACAGCCTCTTGCGAACAATCGCTTGAAGGAGTTACTCGCTATTTCCGAAGAAGTTCAGGGTAAAGCAATCATTTGGGCGTCGTGGACTCATGACATTCAACAGATAGCCGATGCCTTGCGCGACCGTTTCGGGCCCGATTCGGTCGCAACTTATTACGGTGGGACGCCACAAGACGAGCGGCAAGATATTGTCACAAAGTTCCAAGATAAAGACAGTCCGCTTCGGTTCTTTATTGGCCAACCTCGAACGGGTGGTTACGGCATTACGCTGACCGCTGCCAACACAGTTGTCTATTACAGTAACAGTTACGACTTGGAGATACGTCTACAGTCAGAAGACCGCGCCCACCGCATTGGTCAAACAAACAAGGTAACTTATATTGACCTAGTTTCCCCCGGTACAATAGACGAAAAGATACTTAAAGCTTTGCGCCAAAAGATTGATATAGCAGGACAAGTCTTGGGAGAAGATGCCAAGGATTGGTTGCTTTAATTTTGAGCTAAGACTTCAGCGTTTAAAGGAGGCTCGGTTCCGTATTCAACAAGGTTTCCATTAGGGTCCATACCCATCATTCCGGTAGTTGTTGAAACAATTTCTGAACCGGGTCTTATTTGTGGTCTTTCAGACTGTAAAACTGGAGGGGCACTAACCGTTTGTTGCGTAAACCGCTCTCCTTGGCCTTCGGGTCCGTCAGTGGAACCGTAGGTGTACTGAACGTCTAACATCTCAATAGTTTCACCTAGTTTAGCTTTAGTTATACCGTATTCTGCTTGAATTTGCTCGTCAGATAGATTTTTAAAATCATTGACAAACGTTCCCCTAAGTTCGCCATATGATGGACGCTCGGTGTATTCAAAGTTTGTTTCGGTAATTTCAGGTTGAAAGTTTTCTGGGTTTGGAACGCCGCCTTTTGCCATGCCTTGAGGCGCTGGTCCGCGTTCCGGGGGCCGCGCTCCAACCATACCGCCGTCTGCAAACATGGCTTGTTGCATTCTTTCCATAGGAGCCTGCCCTTGGTTTTCAAACTGGCTAAGTAAGTCTTTCTGAAAGTCTCCGCCGCCAAATCCGTAACTTTCTTCTGCATCAAAATGAGCGCGTTCTGCTTCGTCTACCATGCCAACAAACTCTTCAACACGGCCTTCAAGGGCCCCGCCCAACGCTGC